GTTCTGGGTTGCATATAGAAAAAATACGATTTGCATATGGATGTTATCTGTATGCTAAAGCTAGATCAATTCCCTCTTCAAGGGTGATCTTAGGCTTATAGAAGGTGTTCATGTAGGTAGGATCTCCCACTCTATAGGAGACACCTACTGGTTCTGCTTGAAGGTGTTCAAAATTCGGGGAGTAATTCTTATATGATGCACGTTGGACGACAAGTCTTGCCAACTCATTGAAGCTTGTAGATCTTCCAGTACACAAATTGGATACAGTCACATTCATTTCACAGCCGACTAGTGAGGCCTCTACTATGTCATCAATGTGGATAAAATCTCTAACTTGATTGCCATCACCCCATATGGTGAATGGATCATTACTTAATGCAGCACGTTGAATGAATGATGGGAATGGATAGTCTAATGACTGATCATTGCCATATCCACTGAATGGTCTGTACACGTGGACTGTCAATCCTTTATCACGTGCGTATTGTGCAAGCATCTCACCTGTAAGCTTAGACCAACCATAAGACAGATCAGGATTAGATATGTTGTTCAAGTCTATGTCTGATTCTTTTAGTCTATATGATCCGCCACTTATTTGGAAGTCATCCATTTGCATATAAGTTGGATATGCTGCAGATGATGAGAAGTAGGTGATACAACCTGGCTGTGTGCGTAATGCCCAACCAAACATCTCAGCATCAATAGATAGATCGACAGCTAAAGCAAGTGGTGATCCTTCAATCATCTTACGTCCACCAACAACTGCTGCTAAGTGGATTACCTTATCGAAGTATGTATCATCTGAACGAAAGAAGTCTCTTGCATCTATGCCACCATTAGCAACATCAATACAAGTAAGTGAATGACCATCTTGCAATAGTCTTTTAACAAAGTGTCTGCCGACAAAGCCTTGAGAACCAGTGACTAAGATCTTCATACTTGTTCCAAGTTCATCAATAGCTTGGCATAATCCATGCTTGCAATGTAATCACTATAAGCTTTTGCATCTGTATGATAAACATCATCAGCATTAACTGCTTTGTATTGATCATCCCATTCAGCTTTACCTGCAATAGGATGCATATGTTCAATAATTACATCATCTAAATAAGTGATTGCTCCTAGATCGGTTCCTAGCTTCATCCAGAAGTTATCTAGATATAAGTGAACCATTCCATTAGGAACCATTCCATTTAATTCTTTAACAATGTTACCAGTCATTGCCACTGCAGTAGGAAGATTTCTTCCTTGTAGCAAGTCATTGCCATAAACTAAACCAATTTCAAGTTTGTCTAATTCGGCAACAAACTTTTTATCCCATTCTTCTGTGCGAGGACGGTGGTCATCACCAATGAAACAAAAGTTCCTATAATGAGGCATGAGAAATCTTGCAGCTTCATTAAGAGGACGAGCCATTCCTTTGCCTTCAGGCTTAACTCGAATGATATTTACTTCTTTTTCTAACAAAGCAAAATAATCTTCAAGCTTTGGATCATCTTCATCTACAACCACAAATAGATCTGAAGTTGTTTTTGTCTCATCAAATGATTTGACAACTTCATGAATATTCTCAGGCCTTGAACGGCTTGGAATGATAACAACTAGATCTTTCATATTTATCCCCTGTTTGGCGGTTATTTATCTCTTTTGCGGCTATTACAACTCCTACAACATGCAGCAAGATTTGTTATGTCTAATCTTTTTGATTGATCTTTCGTAATCGGTACGATGTGATCAACAGTGGCATCAACTTCCACCAATTTTTTGCCACATAAGTAACAGATCCAACGGTCACGTTCAAGTACTTGTACTCGTAAGATTCGCCAGTCTTTGTCATAACCTCTGTTATGAGAGGTTTGTCTGAATCTTTTATAAGCATTCTTTTGTTCTTGTTCATATATGCATTTTCTACATCGGCTCAATGCAGATGGCATTCCACAATCAAGACATGGTTTCAGTGGCATTTTTTATCCGTCCGAAAAACTACATAGCTGTAGTTCGGTGGATACATTGTATCATGACTTTTCTTGGGCAGAGTTAGATTCAATTAAAAGTTTTGCAAGTCTAGACCAATCTTCATATTTCCAAAAGTGAGTCTTATCTTTAATACAATGGACATCTGCATTAGATTCTAAATGTAAAGATCCATTACATTCACTTACTGGACATTTAATCTTTTTAGGTGGCTTGCGCTCTCCATAAATAATTCTTCTAAGTGTTGTCCACGGTTCTTTAACTTCATTGTAAAAGTCTGGCCACATATCATTTGATGCTAACCAATCATGATGAGTGTCCAACAATAAGTGAATTGAATGCAACTTAGATCGTTGCTTTGTTGCATTGATCAAAGACATTGAAAGATTTCTTGATTCAATAACGTATTCGGCCCAAGCTTGTAAAACTGCTTGCACTCCGGTTTTAGCAATAAGATCAACAATTTGGACATTGATAATCAAAGCTGAAGATAAAGATCCTCTTCCTTCTTGATTAGTTGAAACTTGTTGCCGTAAAGAAGCATTAGAGTTTAAGAGATCTATAAATGAGATCAACTCGGACAACATTTTTTTAAGTCGTTTGCGACAATAATTGCAAGCTCCTAATTCAGACATGCTTTTGCAAGTCAAACACTTATTGTCCATTAGAGACCTTTCCTAATCTTTTCTAGAATTTCCATTACTTCTTTTGGTGGAGGATTTTTCTTATTGATGGTTATTGATGGTTTATGGTGGTTATACAGGCCACCAGCTTGACCTGTTGGACAGGCCACAGCTATGTCCTGTTGGACAGGACGAATTGCATCATCTTCAATGTCCAATGGGTCACCGGTGACCTGTACTTTTTTGAAGACAAGACGATAACGATTGTTGTTTTTACCTTCTCTACCACGTACATCAACAAATAAGAATCCATCATTTACCATCTGGTAAATTATTCTTCTGATCTGGCGCTCACTAATTTTGCATTTAGCTGCCAAGTATTTTTGACTTGGCCAACAAATACCTTGATCATCACAATGATCTGCTAATGCTAAATGGACAATTAAAGAGTTGCCGTTGTAAGGAGAATAATCCCATACGTATGACATTGCTCTTACGGACATTTTAACTCCTTTTCAATTGCTTGAATGGTCTGACATGGATATATCCAGCCGTCACATAAACTGCAATTTTGATCCCAATCGCCATTTGGCAAAGTAATATCTTGTGGTTTATGCAACTTCACTACTGCGCGAAGTGCTTGCAAAGGTTTAAATGGATAGTATTCCTTAGTCCATGCAGCTTGATCGATTTCCTTGTTCATGTATGCCAGCAATTCATCGTGGGTCATTTAGAAACCTACTTCTGTTGGATCCCATTGAGTAGCATCAGGATTTTTAGTACGCTTCTCACCATGATATTTTTGGACGATAATTTGTTTTCCAATTGTGTTGACCAGGACCTCGTAGGACGACTTTTTATTGCCGTCCTTATCGATCCATACGGATTGCTTTATCGAGCCCGTGATCGTCACCAGGTCACCTCTTTTGATGTTGTCTACCAAAGCTTCAGCATAAGCTCCGAACGCTTTGCATTCCCACCAAGAAGTATCAACATCAGTCCAAGTTCCGTTAACTTGTTTACGTCCATTACTTACTACGCTAAAAGGTACAAATGCCATTCCACTTGCTGTAAACTTAATATCTAGATCTTTACCTACTCGACCATTGATAACGATTTGTGCGCTCATTTGATTCTCATTTCTGCTAGTTTTTTTAGTTGTGCAGGTCGGACTCCGCCCCAAATACCGTCATTGGGCCAAGTTTCAATTGCATAGTTCAAACATTGATTTTTTACTTTACATGCAGCACAGATTCTTAATGCAGTTGCTATTTCATAAGGATCTGCAGTTTTTGGTTCAGGGAAAAACCAATCTGGATTTATTGATGGATCTGTGCATTCTGCATATTTTGTCCAAGGTTGTGGAGTTATTGAAAACAAATTGGTCACTGATAGCCCGCTTCTTTTAATAAATGGATTACAACACTAAGTGGCATTACTGCTGGCCAATTGTCAATATCTGCTTCCCCCTGTCCATTTTGTCGTAATACAGCAATAGGAATGATTCCTTCCTTTGCTCTTTTTGCTTGTTGTTTCATTGCTTCTTTGACTGGAAAACCTGTTCGTGCTTTCATTTCCCAATCTACGCCAACAACTCCAGTTACATCTGTTCCTTGAGCTGCAGCGCTTGTTGCTTCTGCATAAATCCAACCGTTCTTTTTTAAGTAATTTGCCATAATGAGTTCTGTTTCGCGTCCTCTACGACGTCTCGATTCATTGCTCATGATTGCCTTTTGTAGATGACTTCAAGCTCTAATTGCTCAAGTCTATCTTTCATAATACGCAATTTCGGTAACCAGTCACGGATTACCTTTTTAATTGCATAGATTTGCACTAGCATATATGTGATTAAAAACCATATGGCAAATGTTTTCATTACTTAACCTTTCTATATAATTGACCTTTTGCAACTCGTCGAATGGTATTCTGGCTCACTTTATATCTCTGAGCTAGTTCAATGACATTTAACGCTACTGGTGATTGACTCCGGTGGACATATTCTTTGCGAATTGTACGGATTTGTTCTGATGTTAACTTCATTTTACCCTCCTGTAGAATAGAAACCTTTTGCTTTGAATATTGTTGGCACTGCACTGAATTGCTTTTCCATTACCAAACCACAATCACACATTGGTGCAGCTTGCTCATCAACACTTGCTGTGATTTCAACAGTTATTTGGCATTTTGGACACTTAAAATCATAAGTCGGCATTTTTCTCCCATGAATGTTTCAACCAGCCATGTTCATGCGCTTCTCTCGGATTGGTTGTTATCCAAAAGTGACATTTATGACATAAAGCAACGCAATTGTCTCTATCTAAAATAGATCCACCTCTTGCTCTACTCAAAATCTCATGAATTTCTGTCGATGGTTCTTTGCCACATCGGACGCAAATTGGATTTTGTTCTAATAATTCAGCAACAAGTTTGCGTCGTGCAACATATAACAAAGCCATTTTTTTACTTCTGGGACGAATGCTCAAGTGTATTGACCGACACCTTCAGCGCTGAATGATTGTCTCAAAGCTGCAGATACTGATTGACCAATACTGATTTGAGCTCTCAATGTATTGATTCTTTCCTTGCAAGCCCTGACATGTGCATCTGCAATTTCAAAGGCTAATTTTTGGTCACTACATGCAAGAACAGAGATTTGCTTGCGTTGATCCATAGCACCTTCAGAATTTAGAAATGATTTGGCATATGCCACTTCATAATCTGATTTTGCTTTTACAGCAATTTGATCAAACTCAGCAACTTCATTTGTTGCATTGTCTAGAAGGCGAGATAGTTCACCAAGGCGCTTTACGGTATCAAGCTGATTTGGCAACATTTTTCTTCCCTTCTTTACAGAAACTACAAAATATTTGTTGACCCATTAGTAATTCATATGTTGGAACATATGTCCAAGCCCCACATGATTCACATGCTTTAATATTCTCATCCATTATCTTGACCTAAAAACCTTTCAAATGCAGTCGGATGATCAGGCAAATTACCTTTAAGAATAGATCTAGCAGTTGAACTGATAGCACCTATTGTTGATCCTGACCAAAGAGGTGAATAAAAATCTATTTCTTCATCGGTATCTGTTTCAATGAATTCAGATTCTTGCATATGCTTTTCATAAATATGCATAGATCCAACTGTATGAGAATAAGTACCCATCTCAATGTCCAAAGCTTTGGCAATTGCACCTTGTAAAGCAATAAATTGAACGAAATCATATGGCATACCTAAGAAAACATCATTGCTTCTCATTGATGTTCTTGCTAATAGTTTATTGTCACGGATAAAATATTGTAAAGTTAAAGTACAAGGCACATCTTTGACATCTACATTCAGATCTTTGTTTGAATCATAAATAGTAAGAATGGCTTGACGAGTTGATGGATCTTTTTTCAATTGATTGACAAGTTTATTAAGATTGCCATGAATTCTTGGTCCATAAGCACCATGAAGAATTCCTTCATCCATAAAATTGTTAAAGATTTTTGTTGTTTCACTCATGATTTCAGGATCTGTTGTTTGACCAACCAATTGCAAAGCTTCTCTAGCACCAATTTTTTGATTAAATTGACGGTTAATCATCTTAAGTGGAATATTCCATGGCTTTAAGATTTCAATATTGCCATTGAGCACTTCATAAGTAGTCATACCACGTGGAGAAATAGGTTTACCTTGATTGACTACAAAAAGTGTTGCAAGTTCTAAAGCTTGACTAGGAGTTTCAGTTACGATATACATTATGAACTACCTCACTATCTATAATTTGTTTGTCGATGTATTTAACTTTTGTAAAAGCATCAAGGAATAATGATTTAGCTTTAAGAACTAATTCAATTTCCTCCTCTTCGCCTCTTCGCAATAACTCATCAGCTATTGCATTATCAGAACGATTTAGAAGAATCAACTTTGCTCCCATTGTTGCTAGTTGATAGTTCAACATGTCAAATGTTTCAGGACCAAATAAAGCTTTTCTGCCATAGATTTGTGGCCAAACAAGTTCTCCAATATGCCATCGATCTAAAACAAAATCACCACGTAAAATTGGAGTCAAATATTCTTTTAGCCATGAATCAGTCTTAGGTTGTGAAGCATGCAAATATTCAGATTTAGTTTCTTCAGCTAATCTTTTTGCAAATGTAGTTTTTCCAGTGCCGTCAACACCTTCAATGATTGTTATCATCTAAACTCTCCCCAATTTCTATATGAATCAACCTGCAAAGCTTGAATAGTTTCAGGCTTAACATCTCCTGCAACATTCCAGATAACGGTTGATTCTATATGTGGAGCAGCAGTTTTGGACAACATAAAACTCTCTAAACCTTTACAATCGTATGTTGGAGCAGAGTTTATCTCTTCATTGATCTTGTCCGCTAAATCTGCTGGAGCAGTGAAACCTTTATGATAAGCAGAAACATCAGCTCGGCCAATTTCACCTTTATGAAGATTTCTTGCAACTGCAACACCGTGGAATCGGGCATTTGGCCAAGCAATTTGTAATGACCTAGTTAAAACACCAGTGCTAATTACTGAAACAACATCTTGCGGTTCAGGGCGATTTCCCCATTGTTGAATTGTGGACTTTACTCCTGCTGCAACAACAAGTGGATGATCTAAACCAAATGGAACAAATGCAGCATTATTTTCCTCTGCCCATTCTTTTGCATATTTGTTTAAGACTGGCATTGCAGCAATACGTCTGAAAATTGGATTAGCTCCACGTTCAATGCAAACTAGTTGATGAGCACTAGCTTCTTTTGATGCAGGCATAAACAAAGTCAATTTTTTATCATATTTTTTTGCTAATGCTGAAAGTGATACCCCTGCCCAGCCAACTCTAGGTTGGACATAAACAAGATGATCGGATTCAATGCTTTTGACTAATAAATCTCCCCAACGACCTTTTGTTCCTACTCCAGTTATGGAATCATCCCAAATAGTTGCACCATGAAATGTTGTGATATTTGGAGCTGGTGTTTCATCAACCCAATCACCAGCTAGTTCTAGCCATTCTTCACGAGTCTTGTAATCATATTTGCTTGATTTATCATGAGTTACTTTAAACATTGATTTGTTTCCAATCATATAGGTGTTTTTCATATGTCCAGTGTTTTTTATGATTTGGAACTGCAGAATTGTTTGTTACTTTCCATGGTTCTAAATGTTCATATCCTTTTGGAACATAACATTCAACATAACGGACATAATCACAAGCAACATCTTCCAAAGATAAACCTTTGCCTCGGTTCATCACTAAATCCATTGAGTCATAGGGACTTCTAAACTCATTGCATATTTTATCCATTGCAGCATCAAGGAAATCTTTTTCTTTATATCCATTATTATCAAATAACAGATGCAAAGCTTCAATTGCATTTTTGCCATAATTAACTTGGCTCCAAGGATCTATCAGATTTGGAAAATATTGAGCAACATCCATTACAAATGCTGTCATTACAAAATGAAATCTTTTTAATCCTCTTGCAACATGCCATTCATTGATCCAATCTACAGCTTGGCGAATGCTCATAGATTTAGGATTTTCCATAATATGATCATGGAAATCTTGTACTAGCTTAGGCATAAAATCGGCAATATAAACTTCAGAACCACGATAATGTTCATCATTTGGTTTAGGGAATTGTGGAATTTGGTTTCCAATACTTGTAAATATTGGTCGACCTTCTTTCATTTCACCTAAAACATAACGACGCATTCCATTCATTTCATTGCTATGCAAAGCCATATCAGCAAGTATGCTATTTCTAAATCCATGGTCATGGCTAAATGATGCACCAGAACCAGTAACTCTATGGATCAAAAACAACCAAAACCAATCCACGGTTTCTAATTGAAAATTAGCAAATTGCGGATTCACTTGCCATTGTTTTGGATTATCCAATCCATGCCAGATTTGTTGAATAGCATTACTAAATCCTGCAAACTCACGGTCAACTGTGTCATAGATAGTTATGTAATGCTGCAATGGATCATCTACATGAAGATCCTCAGATGTATCACGTCCATTTTCACTGTTGATATTTATTGTTTGCAAATGAGAAGCTTTAGCGTAATAATTTTTAAAGTCTTCCCAATAAATAGTATCGACTAATTGTGCCATTTATTTTCCTGATTTTCTACTAAATCCCATTCATAGAATTCTGGTGATAGATGGACAGATCCAGGCTTTTCCATATAAGTTTTTGCATACTTTTCTGGATCCATTGTGTACCACCAGTCAGGCCAATGGAAAACATTTTCAATATTTAAGTCTAAATATGCTTGGAAAGTCTGTCGAATTTTGTCACGTTGCTCTCTAGTGCCAGCAAATGCTGAACCTTTGTACCAACCAGTCTTTGGAATTCTGCGTCCTTCAAACTCAATTGGGTAGGGACTAGTGACTTCATATGATTCGATTAAACCTTCCAACTTAAGATTTTCAAGTTGATCATGAAGATCTTTTGCTAACTTGATAATCGACAGATTTGGATCTAATTGACGCATAATATGATGACGAATGTCAATGTTACCAGCTGCAATAACCAAGTGCTTTACTGGATATGGTGGCAAATATGACTTGATACCATTCTGTGTAAGTCGATGTAAAGTAAGTCCATCATGCCGATAAACTATTGAATTTCTACGATATCGAGCAATTGAATGAGAATCACCAATTACAACTCTTTGAATATTTAGAACAAAATCTTCATGTGGAATTACTTCGCACATTGATACTTCATTGATTTTATCCCATTGAGTTTTAGAGAAATCTAATCCAGCTTTTGCTGCACGCTCGCCTAACAAATCTCCAATTCTAGGAGGTGCAATGTCCAAAGCTTTTACATTTTGTGGATCCATATCAAGAAGACGTTCAATTCGATCTCGTACTTCCTGTGTAAATCCCCCAAATAGATTAAAAACTTCACCTTTGAATTCCATAGGAGTTGAAATCAACCATGTGTTGTTATCAAAAACAGCATTTGCATTACCAAATGCCGGGTATACATCTCTTTCAGTTGCATCAGAAATCATGCATGCTTGCATCCTAGGCCATGCAGATCGATGGCTAGATATACGGTCACTGAATGATGTGACAATGTCATCAATAACTAATGAGGTCATTCAATGTGCTCACAAGCTATAGGAGTGCAAAGAACTGCTGCATCATCAAATGCACGACCACATGTTCTACATTTATCTGTAACACCATCGTATCCAGCTAATTGACGCTTAGCATTCTTTTCTGCTTTGGCAAAATACAAATCAAGAATATCTTGCTCACTTAGATCAGCAGCAAGAACTAAATTGCACCAGAAATGCAGAACATCAATAAGCTCACTTGCATATGCAGCTCGATTAAGATGGCGACTAGTTGCCCATGGTTTCCAACCAACTTCATTCAATGCTTCATGCAGTTCATCAGTTAATGCCAAAGACATGTCTCTGATATAAGTTGCTCGATCTTCTGCAGATAAAGTTGATACATCAATTCCATATGATTTCTTTTGCAATGCTTTTTGGTTATCTAAAATCATTTGTAAAGCACTCATTCGTTTCCCCCTTGAATTAGTTTTATCCCATATTTGGTTGCTAAATTGGCAATGCTTTCTAGGTCATAAACTGAACTGTCAATTAAATCTTTATACATCACATTGTAGATCTTGTAACTAGCAATTACTTTTACACATTCCAAACATGGATGGTGAGTAACATACATAAATCCATTTTGGGTTTCTTGCGGTGTGCAATACCTCAATGCATTGATTTCTGCATGAATTACAGAACCGCGTCTAGCTTCCCTATCGTCCCAGGATATATCAACGCCAGACGCAGCTCCATTGTAACCAATGCTTAAGATACTTCGATCCGGACGAAATACCGCAGCACCAACTTTTAAGTACGGATCTTCACTGCGAAGGGAGGCAGTCTTTGCAATTTCTAATCCGTAATTATCCCACGATAGTCTTGTCATGATTTATTTTCTTCGAGTTGTGAAAGGATCAAGCCAACTTCGTCGTCAGTTAAATCATTACTAGACTTGACTTCTCGATCAATGATGACCGTTACTGCTTCAAGGATTGCATCTTTTTCAGTGATTCCTTGCCCCTTGAGCAATTCTACTATACGGACCACACCAGGATTTGCACGCTTCATGGTGATGGACTCTGTTGGCTTATTGCGCTCAATAGCCAATTCAACTTCTTCTCGAGTAGCAATGGATTTATCAATGCCAATTCCCAAAGATCCAATTGCACGACCCCAGCAACTTGTTTCAAGATTTTGGAGTTCTGAACCACGCGTAAATGCCGTTTTGCCAGGCAAATATTCTTGTGCTGTTCCAACTCCAGGTTTTGGGTCATCAGGATAACGGTAAGCAAACGCCTGTCCAATTACAATGACTTGGTTGTCCACATACTCAAAACGGATATTGGAATCCATTTGTAGTGATCCTTCTGGAAACTTTTCATAGAAAAGCTTAATACGTTGTGGTACATCTACATAGTTATCAAGATGCTTCGGACTGCTCACTTGTGCCCCCTATTGGCTTTAGTAATTCATCAATTGTGGATAATCTTTTTGCAACATCAATTACAGCTAAGAATGAATTCCAAGCCATATCTCTGTCTGTGACCTCATGAAACGATGTTCCATTTGGAGTTATATGAACAATCGCCGTGCCATCAACTACTGGAAGAGAATGTTCATTGCCTTCATCATCTAGATAAAACTCAGCTTTTTCATAAGCTGCAAGCTGCATGGCCATTTCACCATAAACCCCAGAGCTTGTTTTCCAATCACAAAGATAAGTTTTACCAGCTAGAGGACCTTTTCTAAACTTCAGAATAGCATCAAAAGTTCCTGCGTACCAATTAGTTCGATTACCAATGACCTTTTCAGTCAGAATAGGTTCTGGATCCCATTCATCAACCCAATCGATATAACCTTTGACATATTCAGCAATCTCAACCTCAACTTGAGTTTCACGACCATGGATGATTTCCTCTGCAATTTTGTGCACATCCGTGCCTCGAGTTGCAGCTTTATCTCTATGAGTCCAAGGAACCATTTTAAGGTGCTTGATTGCTGATTCAGAATTGCGGGAAAGCATCCCACCAATCTCATCATAGTTATTAGCAATATATTCCGCAACCATCTTTGCGCTCCAATATGGCAAAGCAGGTTTTGGCATACCATTGCCTAAAAGCGTGGTAACTCCCTTGACTTCTACCCCATCAAGTTCATATTTATGACCACGCTTTGTTTCAATGCGTTCTAATCCCATGCGCTTCTCAACTGTCTCTTAGTGAAGAAATTGGCAAGTCCTTTTTCATTGGCCTCAATAAGGCGAGAATAGCGGCTTGCATAATTGTTTGATATTGCAAACTGAGATCCAGAGGATTTGATTCCAATTTCCCAGCGTAGTTTGTTGATAAGCAAATCGATCGAACAAATGTCGTTTCCTGCATTTTTCCATTGATATGCAAGATCGACAAGACTTCGATAGACATGTGGATTTTCATGGTGGAACTTGACAAATTGTGCGTCAATTGGATCTTCAAATAACGCATATTGCTGACCTGTCGACCATGATTTATCATCGTCGCTCCTGGCGGTTTTCATATTGTCCCCTTATCGTTTGTTTAGTGGAACTAGCTTTACACATTGAGAATCAACTGCCCAATGTCGCCAGCCGGACCAAAGTCCTTTGGCATTCAAAGCTGATACAAATCCTATATCTTGGTAGATAGGTTTCCATGTATCAATTGAATGTTTCTGTAAATCTTTTATTAAGTTTTTAGCCTTTGACTTAGGAAGTCCAAAAGTTACTAGACGATCAGCAACCATGAATGATAGTCCATGTCTCCAGTTATTGTCCAAGAACTGCCACCGGCCACGAGCAAATTGGTTATCACCAATGGCATGATAATTGTTCCTGGACTCTTGCCAGCTTACGCACTTTGCAAAAGCTAGTTCTTGCTTTGGTATCTGTGCAGCTTTAAGTTCAACCGGGGTTGAATGCAAAGTTGCGGCCATCATTAGTGCTATCAAGGTTGCCTCCCATAGCTCTAGTTAGTTTGTTTTCTCGATTCGATGATTGTGTTTAATGAATCGGCATACACGTACCGAAACCCTGAAGGTGACTTAAATCCGTCCACCTTGCCAATATCAACCCAACGACGCAATGTCTTGGAGTTGAGTCCAATAAGCTTTGCTGCGTCTCCTGTGGACAGCGAAGCTCTCGTTGTTTCATCTGACATTTTACCATCTCCTTAGTAGTTATGTTGCAATGTCCGCAGATTCTTCTGTGGACAAATCTATTGTTTTTTTATTTACACTATACAATTCGCTCACTGATCGGTTGGTTTACCTGGCGGTTCTCCAACCGATCTTTCCATTTATAGACCTACGCAATGCTGCATTGATCCCCAGCATGGACCATTAGCTGACCACCAAAAATGCGTAGCAATCATTGCAATCGAATAAATGCCAATTAAAATTGCTACTGCGCGTACACGTTTTCCTCGCTTTGTAAGTTTCATTTTTTTACCAGCTTTCCATGTAGATCGGCACATCTATTGCAGACGTTGGCCTTGAATTCTTCTCCATTGTCATACTTGTATAAACGAACTTTGGTGGCTTTTCTAGATCCGCACATTTCGCAATCTTCAAACCAATCACCCCACCATGATTCATCTTGAGACATTATGCACCAGCCTTTTCCATTGCAGCTAATGCCATTTCTTTGCGGACTAAAGCGTGCTTGATACATTCTTCAGAGCAATAACCAATTGGATCTGCAAAAAGTTGATCATTAAAATTCCAGATCATCGTATGAGAATTCATTTGTTTTGCTTCATGGCACCACGAACAGAACCATGTCATTGGCTTTGTAGTCATTTAGTTTGCCTCCATATAGTCGTCAATCATAGTTTTAACAAGATATTCAGCATAATTCATTTCGAATTTTTCAGTTAAATAGTCAAGAATTTCATCACGTGACGCATCAACAAAAAGCATTGCCTTAACTGCGCCAACCGCTTGATGACGCTGACCATCAGTCAATTGCGACTTAGTTCCATTTGGAAGTCTGCGTGACATTTAGTTTGCCTCCTTGAAAACTTGTGGAACAAATGCAACTTCTTTGATTTCTAAAATGCCGAGTGCAATTCGAGCTTGTAGTACCGCAACTTTGAGTTGACGAGCGGTACATTCAGACCAATCAAGATCTCCTTCTTCATCAATGTAGTTGCGGATCAACTTTGCATTTTCAATTGATGTTGAAGCAATTTCTGCAATTTGTTCGTTGATAGTCATAGTTAGTTCATCTCCTTGCTTGTAGCAATTCCAATTTCCATTACCATGTCATCTGCAATTTGCTTTTGCTCAGTAGTCATGCGGTTGTAATAATCTGTATATTCTTCACGAGAAGAAGAACCATTTGCGTAATCAAGGATGATTTTCATTAAAAGAAACTTTACTGGCAATCCACAACAATTGTTCCAAGATGTTTGTTCTTCAGACATTGTGTTCATTTTTCCTCCTGGCGGTTTCGTATGAGCGGTTGCTCATAGGTACAATTTAATGCGGATCAGTCCATTTGTACAGTCTGGTGGACAAAGATTCTAAAATTCTTTTTACATGTAATCCGGCCAAAACGTTTGTTCTGGTATATGCCAAAAAGTGTCCAAATAGCCCCAGGATCCGCCAGGATCGATTTTGGTATCTGGTTCAAATGTTTATACTCTGAGCTTAATGTCCGCGGTTCTGGGCCAAACCTGGCCGCTCGATCTGGACATATTCATGCTGGAAAGATTTCCACAGGATCCAAAAGATCTTTCAAATAGAGTGTACAAATACTGGTGGACAAGATTCAATTATCCCATGAGCAACCACCGAGGTTGCCATAACCGCCAGGAGGAAAAAATGTCAGAATTTAAGTTTGCAAATGTAACTCGTACTTACAATGGAAAAACTGGTTGCGCATGTGGTTGTGGAGGTAGTTATACTGAAGCAGGAGATACATCTACAAAAGTTTTGAAAAGAATGTCTTTTATTCAAAAGAATATTAAAAAAGCTGAGATTGATATTTTTAGTGATGAGATTTGTTATTCAGTAGAAAATGCTGATGGAACACGAGTCACACGCGTCTACTTAAAAAAATAGGACGAAACACTCCGCAAGGAGTGTCTGACGTTAGATGACGTCACTGATGAGTCCATCAGAACAAACCGCTAGGAGAAACAAATGTCAGTTCAGATCACAAACGCAGCACGTCGCAAAGCTCCATGGATCAATGCAGCAACATGGATCAATAAGGACAATGAAGAGTTCAATGCGACTCAAGTTCTTGAAGCTGCAAATCTCAATTGGGAAGTTCAGCACACTCCACTTCATACATCCGTAATTACTGAGAATGGAGTTACAAATGTTGCGCTTGAAAATAAAGTTGCAACAACTCGCGTTAATGCTGATGGATCAGCATCTGTTCTTGGAATTACTTCACCAACATATTCAATTGTCCAAAACCACGACATCATCAAAATTGTTGACTCAGTGATGTTTGAAGCTGGAGCAATGTACGAATCTGCTGGTGAACTACGCGGCGGTAAGAAAATCTTTATGGCTGCAAAGCTTCCTAACACTCTTGATCTCACACTCAAGAATATTGATCCAGTTGATGCATATCTAGTTGCATCGAATACTCACGATGGAACAGATTCACTTCGCTTCGAAATCAAGTACCTCCGCTTGATCTGCAAGAATGGAATGACACGTTGGACAAATGCATCATCAATTTCATTTAAGCATTCAGCTCGCATGAGTGTCAAGATTGAAGATGTTCGTCAGACTCTTGGAGTCATCTTGAAGTCAACTGAAGAATTTAATCTTCTTTCTTCTTCACTAGTTGAAAAGAAAGTTGCCAACTCTGACTTCTTCTCAATCGTCAAGGATGTTTTCCCTATCGATGAGGACAATATGACTGATCGTCAGCAGGAAAATGCTCGTGAACGTCAGCGTGCTTTGCTGAATATCTGGAACGGACATACTCAAGAAAACATCAAGGGAACAGCATGGGGAATTGTCAATGCTTTCACCGAGTATGAGCAGTGGGCACGCACAACTCTCAAGGAAGATAACTATGCAGCAGGCGAGCGTTTCATGCTAAATCAAGGCAACTTGCTCTCAGATCGAGTCTTGGAGATGGTTCGCTAAGACAAAAAAAAATAGACCCCCTCCGAAAGGAGGGGGTTTTTTATTGACTTTTATCTGTGGATGATCGTCCAGACTTCTCCGCCTGATGCCATGTCGTAGAGCTTAGCGACTTCAATTGCTTTTCGTAGAATTTCTTCAGCTTCTTCTGCTGTTGCAGCATTTCTGATGCCTAGAGCTTCAGCAGCTCCAATTGCAAAATCTCCGCCAGATCCATCAGAATAAACATCGGATCGAGTAATTGCATAATCCATCCAGATCTGGAACAACTCACCACGGACCGAAACTATGAACCCAGACGAATGAGATGCTGAATCGTTCGATGGTTGAGCTTCATAACCTGAAACAATAAACGCTTTACGAAGAGATGGAATCAGACTTGATCTGACATACCGATTTAGATCTTTAGTCTTGATTGCAGGAGGTCGCCAAGAGTGGAAAACAATATCCTCGCCTCTTACATCTCCGCATGCAGCAATGACAATTTCGCCGACTTTTCTGATCTTAATTGTCGAATCATCAATGATTCTATTTCCAACCGTGGTGCGGCTTTCAGAACCAATGACTGACCAACCAGGACCTTGAAAAGCAACAAGAGTTGTCATTCACAATCCTCCGAATCATCTATCTTAATAGGTTCTTCAGTGGCAAGTTCTCCGCCGATTCCCATATAAGCTGCAGCATCAACCCAACCATCAAGCTTTTTAGGAGACTCAACTAGACGAGCAACTTTGACTTGATTCATGCATAAAGCAACTTGATGCTCCTTGACAGGAATTCCTAAAACAACTGACCATAGAGTTGCTATGCGCTTGAAATTATCCTGTGGAGTTCCATAATCTGTTTGACGATCATTGTAGATCAGATCAATGGCTTCAACAAGAATTTCCTGTCGGTTCATTAGTCGACCCAAACCTGATAGGCAGCAGTAACTCGACCGCGTTCTGGATCTATGAAGTGTAGTCGTTGAGAAGGAGTACCCGAGGCTGCCATGGAATCGCGGGCATACCGATTGTCAGATTCAGTGGAACCTGTCCAATATACAGCTCCCAAGCCATCGGATAGCGGTTCCTGTGCATGACGATGATAATGACCCAAGTAAATGTCTTGGAAGTCCCATCCATAAGCACCAGCTTTCCAGCGATTGCCTGCGCCCTGCCAAGCAGAAGGAGAAGCAAAACCAGATCGGCCTACTTCATCGCCATGCATTAGCAAAGCTCTGTAGTTACCAATTTCAATTCTTTGAATATCTTCAGTGCCATGCAAAGGATCCCAAGTCAAACGCTTGTTAACTGAATCATCTGAAGCCAACAACTGTCGTGCAAGTTCATAGCACATGCGATCAAAGTTATCAGATTTTGGTACGTGATCTCGCTTAGAACCGATTCGACCATGGTTTCCCCATTCAGCCACTACAGTCACATGCTTATAGATAGCAAGAGCTTGACGGACCACATCAACTATTAAGCGACTGACAATTGTGTACTGATCATAAAGACTTGCATCAATTTCCCATAACTGAGCAGGATAATTGAAAAGTCCTTCGACCATGTCTCCACCAAAGCAGATGACGACATTATCAACTGGATGATCTTGGCGTTGGATTTCAGTGATCTTGGCAGCTTTATGGACAAAGTCCATAACACGCTTGCGCATAACTTCTGAATTGTAACTTTGAGTTACTTTTGATCCTTGCCAGTCAGTCAAATGCCAAAGTGCAACTTCAGCTTTTTTCTTTGACTTGGCTAGAACTGGTGGTTCAATTTTAGGAATTGGTCCTAATGCAAGAGTAGCATCTTTGCAAGCTTGAATTGTTGCAGCAACAAGCTCATCAGTTCTTTCCTTGGTTTTGGAAAGTTGCTTTTGAGTTCTAATGAGAGCTGCACGAAGTTCTGCAACTACTGGATCAGCTTCTTCTTTGAGAAGTTTGGCTTCTTCGGCAAATGTCATTTTTCCCTTTCGCATGAACATTGTTTTGTTCTATGCTTCCATACGGTTGTTTGACCTATAGTAAAACCAGAATCACGGAGAAACTTGGTTACTTTATATGTCGATAGCGAAGATTCCATAAGATCTGCAAGTGCAGGTCGATCTGCTTCTGGCAGTTTTTTTCCTATTTCACGAACGGCGCAAGAGAATCGATCATCTGTCAAAACCATTTGTTGGACTGATTGAGAAAAATCCCCCTGTTTCATTTAATTATGCCTTTTTTTTAGTTGTTTTCTCAAGTTCTACATTTACTTGCTCTTCAGCAACCTTAAGAAGATTCATTGTAAATGGATCTTTAGGGTTTGCTTGACGAATAACAAGGGCAAGAACTCCAGAAAAGAATGAAAGGATTTTGACAATTGGCTTTGCATTCATTGCCAAAGCTGCTGTTGCAACTGGCAATGTAATAGTTCCATATGTCAAAACTAATGCCTTAACTTTCGCTGAATCGAGTTTCATATTTCTCCTAATTGATCCATTTTGGATGGCCAAATCCTACTATGAATACAGCCATCTTTCTTGAATTGTTTGATTTGTATGCTTGGATTTTTTCTGCAACTTCTCCGCCATTGGCTTGACTGCCTTTAGGCTTTGTCATTGGACTTGTATTGCCTTCGACTGTGGTGACGGTTCCATCTCCATTATCTTTGACAACAATTCCAACATGCTCAATTCCATTACCTGAGAATGAGAAGAAAACAATATCTCCAGGTTGAGGTTTTGCAACATTATGATCTGTCCATTGTGCTTTACTCTTAAATGCCTGGGCTCCAGCTGGAGTGTATACACAATTTGGCATATCCTTAAAACCAATTTGAGCTGCACACCACATTACAAATGAACCACACCAAGGTTGTCCATCATGGCCAGTAAACTTGCCATAAATAGTCTTGTTATCAGGAACTTCCACCACTCCAATTTGAGTGCGTGCTTTTGCTACAAAATCTGCTGCTTGACTCATTCTGATTTCCTTGATCGTGTTTTTACTTCAGACTTTGCTTTCATAACTTCTACATCAATTTTAATGAGTTGCTGATTTTCAATAAGCTGATCCACTTTGTTGATTAAACCAGTTTGTCCATCATTATAGAGTGCATAGGTAATTTTTGCAAGTTGATCTTTTAATTCATCAGTATGCGTTCTAATTGTATGCTTTGCCACAAGACTTACTGCGCCAATTACAGCTGCCGTCACAAAAAAGTATGAATAAACTATTGTGGCTGTATCTGCATTCATTTGCTAATTACCAAAACATCAAGTTCGGTTGTTCCACTACTAACAACAGCATATAAAGAAGTCTCATGGGTTTCGACTGTTAATTTATCACCAGTATCCATCTTGTATCCAGTCGAAGTCGTAACCGTTGAATTTCCAAGATACATGATCCCCATACAATGCAAATATACAAGTGTTGCACCATCACCAAGTTGAATCAAAGTGGGAGTTGTTCCAACTTGCAATTGCTGCGATGTAATTGCCATTGATTCTCCTTTTATTTATTAAATATAATAAACAGTTTATACACAATAATCAAATGTTTTATTATTTACTAATAATAGCTTTAGTACCATTCCATGATAAAACGCCTTTGCAGGCAAGATAGTGGTAGATACTTTTAAAAGACCAGCAAGGTACATTGATTTCAAAATCGCTGGCAAGCCATTCGTTGATTACTTTGGATATATCTTTATCAGTTAGAGTAATTTTCCAAGGTAAGTTTTTATCTGCTTTATCATAGTTAATATAGTAAAAACCTATATCACTGATGTTAGTTCCCATTGGCAAGTTTCTTCATTGAGGGTCCACTCTCCATACTCAGGCTTAGGTGCAATAAAAGCATCGCGTACTGGGTCATATAATGAACCAACTCCTGCAAAGTTTTTGCGGAACTTAGAGTTGTATGAACTTTGAACCCATTTGGTATCAGCACCATAAAGCGATTGACAGAACTCAATTCCTATTGCTTCTTCATCAAGTCCTTCTGCATTGTTAATAACTTCATTGTTAACAACAATTACTAATGTAACTATATTTGTTTCATTTAGTTGCGCGAAGTGTGCCATTAGAAAGTAATGCTCCCGCTTCCTGTCCATTTGTAAACATAGTTTGTACTTACTGTAGTTTGAGTTGGCGAACCTGTAGTTGCAGAAGCCAAGCCATAAGATGTTGGATAGGAAATGATAACAATTCCTGAGCCGCCACCACCTTGAGTTGGAGTTGCTCCTGAATTTGAAAAGGTACCAACACCACCGCCACCGCCTCCGGTGTTTGCTGTTCCGCTTGTTCCGGAACTATCAGTTGTGCCACCAGCACCACCGCCACCTGTTCCTCCAGCACCACCGCCTCCAGCACCACCACCGCCGCCACCGCCGCCAGCATAAACTACAGCAGTACCAGTAATTGAGTTAGAAGCACCTGCTCCTCCAGCGCCACCTGCTGTTGTTGCGTTATTACCACCTACGGCACCTGCACCACCACCGCCACCTGCACCTTGAGTGCTTCCACCGCCAAGACCACCATTGTTTCCTTGACCTGTTGTGCCAGTACCTTGACCAGTTAATCCGTAAGAACCACCACCAGAACCACCATTTGGAGTTTGACTAATTGGTGCATTGGACTCGCCTGAACCGCCTGCTACTGCAGTAATTGTTGAAAATACAGATGGGTTGCCTGGCGGGTTGTAACCACTACCAGTTGCTCCACCTGCTCCAACTGTAACTGTAAGTGCAGTTCCTTTTGAGCAAAGAAGGGAGCCGGTAGCCATGCCTCCGGCACCAGCACCGCTACCTGGGTAGAATCCACCCATAAAGTTAGAGCGAACGCCACCAGTACCGCCACCAGCAACTACAAGATAAGTTACTGGTACGCCAAGGTTTCCGCTAATAGAAGAAGCAATACTTCCAAGAACTGGCATTATGCAATATCTCCAATTACTATCCAAGAGTTAGTAGCAATTTTCATTACAGTAGCCATTGAGTTTGCTACACGCAATTTAGGTGTAGCACTTGTAGCACCTGTTGAAATAACCGTTGTTGTGCCTGGTGTAACTGCGCCAATAGTTGGCTGACCAGCACCCGTTACCCAGAACACGTTGAACTGTGTTCCAACTGCAAAGTTGAATGTAGCATCAGTAGGAATGTTGAACTGCTGTGTTGCAGCATTGTTCATCGAGAAGATGTTGCCTTCATCGCCTGATACAAAAGTATAAGCAGCAGTCTTTGCGCTATAGGTTAATGCAATCTTTGGCGTAGTAAGCGTTGGGCTTGTACCAAATACTACTGAACCAGTACCTGTTTCATCAGAAAGAACACC